AACTTAGTTAATAATCCTTCTATTAATGTTGCTAATATAACTGCATCAGGTTCTATTTCAGGTATAGGAAGTAATATAACTTTATTAAATTTTAATAATATTTATAATTTCCCATCATCAAATTTAACTTCTAATGCAGCATCTAATATTTTTATAACATCGAATGTTGCTTCTTCAATTTACTTAACACAGACAAATGCTTCTACTACTTATTTGAACTTAAATTCAAATGCAGTTGGAGCTTCTAACTTAGTTAATAATCCTTCAATAAATGTTTCCAATATAACTTCAACAGGAATATTTGTAGGAACTATAACTAATTTAATTTCAAATACAAATGATATTATAACATTAACAAATTCTTCAGCATTTTCAAATGTAAATATTAAATTCAATAATAATTTAAATTCAAATGCATTTATTGGTGTAGGTGGTTCAACAACTTCAAAATTAAATACATCATATGCAAATAACTTCTTTATTCATTCTCAATCAAACATTATTCTTAATGCAAATAATAATTCAAGTTCAACAAATTCTCATTTATTCATTTCAACGAATGGAAGTATTGGTATTGGCACTAATTCTCCTGTTATTGGAACTTCATTAGATGTTAGAGGACAATTATGGGCTAATAGTTTAAATATTGTTGATACTGCTAATTATTATCCAGCAAATCAATATCAACTCTTAATACAAGCACCTACAGCATCTGCAGATGCTAATATTTTTACAGTTCAACAAAATGTAGCATATAATAAAAATTTACTCCTTCAACAATATGGCGGTAATGTTGCAATTGGAACCACTATTGCTAATTTTAAATTAGATGTTGCAGGATCAATTAGAGCATTTAATGGTAATATTGCACAAGGATATGCAACATTAAATGCAGGAAATACTACTCAACTTTATAATAGTGGTTATGTTGCATTTTTTCAACCAATTAGTGGTAATGTAAGAGCTGGTTATGTAGGTTTCGGAACATCATATAATTCTAGCTATTATTTATTATTAGAAACTGAAAATAATTTCGTAGGTTATTATGCTACAGGTAATATAGTTGTAAATAATAATTTATATGTTGGAGGAAGTATTTATCAAGCTAATGCAAATACTGATTTAAATATTTCTCAAAATTCAGGTAATACAACAGGTGGAAATATTAATTTAACAGCTTTTGGAGCAAATGGTAATATTAATTTTAATACTAATGGTGCAAATAATCGAATTACTATTCTAGCAAATGGTAATGTTGGAATTAATACAAATGCATCTGCATCAATAACATATAATTTGACTGTGAATGGAACGATAGGAGTTCTCAATAATAATATTTATATCGGCACAGGAACATATTATGGAGGAACTACAAATTTAACATCTGCAAATAATGATATTATAACATTAACAAATTCTTCAGCATTTTCAAATGTAAATATTAAATTCAATAATAATTTAAATTCAAATGCATTTATTGGTGTAGGTGGTTCAACAACATCAACATTAAATTCTTCATATGCAAATAATTTTTTTATTCATTCACAATCAAATATCATCTTAAATGCAGGTTCTAATTCAAGTATAACAAAACCTCATTTATTCATATCAACAAATGGAAATATTGGAATTGGAACATCAACCAATATTAATTCAAATTTAACAATTAATGGATCAATAAGTGCAAGTGATATAAAAATCACAGGAACATTAACAGCGCCCATTATTAATAATCCTAATATTCTTCATAAATATGGAATTAGTTTTATTTGTTCAACATCAATAACAGTTAATTCAATAACTTATTATAAATATGATATTAATTTGACATCATATACAAAAACATTATTAAATGGAAGTTTAACTCCTTACAGAATTTTTAGAATTAAAATTTTTAATAATAATTTATATTTTCAGAATTTTACAAATAATCTCCCAAACATTCTAAATTATGAAATTTATATGTCAAATAATTCTACAACTGGACCAAATGGAGAACAATCAGGAATTAATATTTGTGCAATTGGAAGTCCTGAAAATTATTATTTATCAAATATCTTACCTACAAATAATACATTAATAAGAACTAATAATTTTGATTATTTATCAGTAATTTCAGTAAGTAATAATATTACATATCAAGCAATAATAGAAGACTTATTAAATTAAAATAAATCTTAGAAAAAAGAGAAAGTTGATTTTTTTTAATCAACATTTTCATCAACTGGAACTGCACCCGGACCACCATTTGGATGAGCATCACCAGTTCCAAAAGGTGGAGCACCAGATCCTGAGAACATTTCAGCTCCCATTGGTGGGACAGCACCATATAACTTAGTAATTAGAGGTTTAATTTTATCCTCATATTCTTTTAATTTATTTTTATAATCTTCAACTTCTAATTTAGGATTTTCTTCCAACCATTTAATACCTTCTTCAACAACTGGATCAATTTCTTTCTTAATTTCATCAAAATTGGGCGGTGCTCCTTCTGCTTTCGTTGAAAGACTATTCTTAGTATTATATAAATAATTTTCTAATTCATTTTTAGCTTCAATTAATTGTTTATTTTTCTCGTCTTCTTCTTTATATTTTTCAGCATTCTTAACCATTTCTTCAATCTGTTCTTTTGATAGACGTCCTTTATCATTTGTAATCTTGATATTATTTGTCTTACCTGTGCTTTCTTCCTTCGCTGTTACTTCAAGAATGCCATTAACATCAATTGACAAATCAATGACAATTTTAGGTTGTCCTCGAGGCATTGGTGGAATTCCAGTTAAATTAAATGAACCAAGTAGATTATTATCTTTCACAAAACTTCTTTCACCTTCATAAATCTTAATATCAACTCCTGGTTGATTATCAGAATAAGTTGAAAAGGTCTGTGATTTCTTAGTTGGAATTGTTGTGTTTCTCTCAATAATTTTTGTCATAACACCTCCACTAGTTTCAATACCTAATGAAAGTGGTGCAACATCAAGAAGAAGGAGATCATTAGTTCTGCTACTTCCTTGACCAGTGAGAATAGCACATTGAATAGCAGCACCAATTGCAACTGCTTCATCTGGATTGAGAGATTTATTTAATTGTTTTCCATTGAAATAATTGCTTAGAAGTTCTTGAATTTTAGGAATTCTAGTAGTACCACCTACAAGAACAATTTCATCAATATCATTTTTAGAAATTTTAGCATCTTGAAGAACTCTTGAAATTGGTTCCATTGATTTATTGAAAAAATCTTCTGCTAGTTGTTCAAATTTAGCTTTGCTTAAAGTTGTCGTATAATCAACACCATCAAATAATGAATCAATTTCAATTGGTGCTGTTGATGCAGATGAAAGATTTTTCTTTGCCTTCTCAGCAGCAATATTTAGACGTTTAAGAGCTTTTGCATTTTCCTTAATATCTTTATTATATCTCTTTTTAATATCTGCGCATAAATAATCAACGATTTTATTATCTAAATCAGAACCTCCTAAATGAGTATCTCCAGCAGTTGCTTTTACTTCAAAAATACCACCATCAATACTTAAAATTGATAAATCGTGAGTGCCACCACCTTCATCAAAAATAAGAATTGTTTTCTCTTTATTATTATCAGCAATTTTATCAAGACCATAAGCAATAGCAGCGGCAGTTGGTTCATTGATAATTCTTAGACATTCCATACCACTAATAACACATGCATCCTTTGTTGCTTGTCTTTGACTATCATTGAAATACGCTGGAACTGTTACAACAGCTTTTTTAACTGGATGACCTAGATAAGCCTCTGCTGTTTCTTTAAGTCTTGCTAATACCATCGCGGAAATTTCCTCAGGATATAATTTTTTATCTTCATTTTTATATGTAACTGGAAGAATTGGTTTATTATTAGCATCTGATTGCACATCAAAAGACCATAATTTCTTATCAGCTTGAACATAACTATCATCATATTTACGTCCAATAAGTCGTTTAATATCATGGAAAGTGTTCTTAGGATACATAGTTGAAACATTCTTAGATGCATCACCAACTAATTTTTCATCATCTGTGAATGTTACATATGATGGAATAATACGAGAACCAGTTTGATGATCAGGTAATACTTCTACACGATCACCAATCCAAACAGCAACACAACTGGTAGTAGTTCCTAGATCAATTCCAATACCTACGCAATCTTCCTTTGACATTTTAAATTTTATATAACAATATTTATAATTAAATCTTTAAATATTTTTATCATTCGTATTTATAATTATCTATTTTATTAAGTAGTTAAATAAAAAAATGATTACACAAGATGATATTAAAATTTTTGAAGATATGAGTGATGAAGATTTTTTTTCAGATAAATTAACTCACATTTATTTCAATACAGATGTTACACAAGATTCAGTTACTAATTTAATTAAAAAAATAGAAGATGCAAATCTTGACCAAGTTCTTCCTTCAGGTGCAATTATTAAACCTAAACCAATATTAATTCATATATCATCTAATGGTGGTAATTTGACTGAAGGTATGCGTATGTTAAGTGTTTTTGCTCTCAGTTCTGTTCCAATTGCAACAATTGTTGATAGTATAAGTGCGTCTGCTGCAACATTTTTATCCATAAATAGTCATTATCGATTAATTAATAAATATGCTTTTTCATTAATTCACAATTATTCACTTACAGGAAAATTCCACGATAAAATAAATCAATTAAAGCAAACTATTAAAATGCTTGATATAATTTTTAATCAAATTATTGAAAGATATGAAAAAAGAACTTTATTGAAAAAAGAACAATTATTAAAAATATTAGAACATGATATATTATTAAATGCAAATATTTGTCTTAAATATGGTATTGTGGATAGAGTTATAGATATTAAGAAGAAGAATAATAAAAAAATTACAACAGATTTAAATGTTATATTAAATACAAAATTTAATAGTATTATGGTTTCTTGTGAAGAATCAACTGAGAAAATTGATAAAATTCTATTTAGTAATAATTTAGCACCTGTTATATTATTCCCTCGTAGATATAGTTGTAATGGTAAGAGAGAAGCGAATGATTCAGAACCAGATAAATCTGAGCCATCATTAATAAAAACTTTGAATATTGTTCCTCGAATTCTTTGTTTAAAATGTCCAGTTTATGCAATTATTGAAGGTTCAATTAGTATAGATGATTTATTACCATTATTATTTTGTGATCATATATATATCTTTGATTATGCATTAATAGTAAGTAATATTTTATATTATTATGATAATAGTGGGTTTTTCATTCAAGACAATTTAAGAAATACGAAAGAAATTTTTAAAATAATAAAAACAATTTTAAAAGAAAAAACAAATATGCCAGAAGATATGATTAATGATATTAATAAAAAATTCACATTCATAAATGCAAAAAAAGCAGCAGAATTAAAAATATGTAATTCAGTCATCGATTATAATGACTTTTTTAAAAAAAATAAAAGATTATCTATAAATGCATCTTTTATTCCACCTCAATCTCATCATAAAAAGACGAGTTCAAAGAAGAGCAAGAAGAGTTCAAAGAAGAATTCGACGACAACGACTTTATAGAATTCTTATCATCATTCTTATCATCTTTCCTATCATTTTTATCATCATTCTTCTTATATTTCTCAATTAATTCATAATACATATCTTTAAGTTTTATTAAATCTATATCATATTTCTCATATATTTCTTCTGTATATAATAAAAATTGTAAATTATTATAATGACTATCATTTAATTCTTTAATTTTTATTATTCTATCTTTGAAATATTTAGGAAAGAAGATATTAGATAATAAATAGAAGTTATAGAAAATGTTATTCGATATTAGTTGTGATGTTATATATAATTTCTTATAGATCATATTATAATAATAATAATAAAAACTTATTATATTAGTTTTATATAAAAAAATGATTTAAAAATAATAAAAACTTATTCTTATATAATTTTCTTTAAAGTATGTTGGAATTGGCAGATTTGAAGATGTTCATCAAGAAAAACTCTAAAATCGTGAATTTAACTATTGATTATACTGATGAGGGCGATATTCATAATTATAAAGTTAATATTGAAGGTATTGATTATGATATTAAATTAATTGATACTTATGAAAATATTAGTTTGGAATTTAATAAAGAAATTTTCAATGATGATAATGATATTCAATTAAAATTATTTGAATTATTTAATTATAAAAATATTGAATATTTAGATTGTTATATTAAAAAAAAGTTATTTGAATTATTCGAAATTAATAATTATGACTGTTATGATGATGATTATCATAATATCAAAGATTTATTAATTTGCAATAGAACAATTACAATTAATGACAAAATAATTAAATTCAAATTTGAATATCGTAATAATGAATTATATATGAAAATTGGAAATGAGACTATTATTGGATTTGATGAAATCATTAATAAAATCAATTTCATAATTACAAAAAAATGATTATTTTTAAAATAATAATTATTATTAATTTAAAAATGAATAAATTAAATGTTCTTGATTTATTTTGTGGTTGCGGTGGTATGTCAAAAGGATTAACTGAAGCTGGATTGAATGTGGTCGCTGGTATAGATATTTGGGATAAGGCAATTGAAAGTTATAATAGAAATTATGAACATAAAGCTTATTGTTATGATTTGACACAAATTTCTCCTGAAATGTTTAATGAAAAAATCAATAATGATATTAATATTGATGTTATTTGCGGTGGTCCTCCTTGTCAAAGTTTTAGTATTGCAGGAAAAAGAGATAAAAATGATCCCAGAAATGCTTTATTTATGGAATTTGTAAAATATCTCGATTTCTTTAAACCAAAAGCTTTTATTATGGAAAACGTCATAGGAATGCTTTCAAAGAAAACTGCAAATGGAGAAAAAGTTATTGATATTATCATTGAACAATTAACTAAAAATTATAATTGTATCATAAATAAGTTATATGCGAGTGATTTTGAAGTTCCACAAAATAGAAGACGTGTAATAATCATTGGTATTAGAAAAGATTTAAATATTCAACCCAAAGAACCTGAAATTATTATAAAATCAATAAATGAAAGAATATCAGTTGATAAAGTTCTATTAGCAAGAGAAGAAATTGATAAAAAATATTATTTAAGTGAAAAAGCAATAACAGGAATTGAAAATAAAAAAAAGATTAATAAAGAGAAAAATTATGGATTTGGTGCTCAATTCTTAAATTTCGAAAAACCATCTTATACAATTCCTGCAAGATATTGGAAAGATGGATATGATGCACTTGTTAAATATAATGAAAAAGAAATTAGAAGATTAACTATTTTAGAATTGAAAAGAATTCAAAGTTTTCCGGATGATTATATCATAATTGGTTCAAATAAAGACGTTATTATGCAAATTGGAAATGCAGTTCCTTGCAAACTAGCATATTATTTAGGAAAATATTTAATTAACATTCTTCAATAATTAAATCATTCCAAAAATAGCTCCCACGAAATTGTGAATAATTGCGAGGATTTCCTTCATACATACCACTATCGAATATTATTTTTTTATTTCTAAAACTTTCAATAAAATATTCAAAGTCAAATGGTTTTCCAAAAGATATTTTTTCATATTTATCATTTATTTTTTTACAAATAAAGAACCCATTTTTATTAAATTTATTATTTATAATTTTTTTCATTCTTGATGAATTCCATAAAGCAATTATAATATTATCATCTTTTATAAATGACGGAAAATCATTTTTAATAATAGTTCTTGTATCTTTTGAAAAAGAATATTTAATAATTATATTATTATTTTCATCTATTATAATAATTTGTCCATTTGTATTCCATTCATTATATTTAGGAACGCAATTTCCAGACCAAGAATATCTATTTTCCTTAATTGGATTAGGATTTCCAAATATTTTAATAAAATCATGTCTACTTAATTTTATTTCATCTGTCCAATTATTTAAACTATTAATAATATTTCTTTTATTATTATTTGAAAATGCATATTCACATGCACTAAAATCTCCTAGAGTAGTTTTATTAGAATTCTTTTTCATTTCATATCCATATATATCTGGTTCATTTTTTGAATTATGTTTTATTCCCATTTTTCTTTCCAACCAATGCCCTTCCTTTCCACAATGTTTCTTATTATATTCATCTAAACAAATATCAACACCTTTAACATTATTATTAAATAATTCTATTATTTTATTTTTATTAATTTCATTTTCTTTTAATTCTTCTAAAAGATAATTGCTCATCTTGTAATTAAAAAATAAAAAATATAAATCATTTTTTTTCTTTTAAAAAAGAAATAAATCTAATCTTGCAATAATAGATTTAAATCTGATTTTTGAATTTCATTTTTGTGTTTATTCAAAACTGTTGTAATATAATTATATGCCTCATCAATTTGTTCAAATGAAATTCCTCCAGTAATTAGAATACTGCCACTTTCGAAAATAGCAATTGTTATTTTTTTACAATTATTCTTTCCTATCCCATTTCCCTTGCCGAAACAATGTTTATTACAATCACATTCACAAATTCCATTCAAATCTTCCTTAGAAGTATTCCAGAAATATTCTAATTTAACACCGTGATAGCGTCCTGGTTCAAAACTACATTTATTATTATACAAATCACTTATTAGAATTTTGTGTAAAACTTTTCTTTTTATGAGAAATTTATTTAAATGTGTTTCATCTGTATAAGTTTTGAAATCGGTATTTATCATTCGAATAATGAATTTTTTAAATGATATTAATTCTATATCATTATTTGGTAATATTTCATTATCATTTTTATGAATTTTCTTAATTTCTTCTATAATTAAATTAATAATATCTTCAACAATTTCTCTATCCTTAATTCCTGTTATCTGAATATTTCCATTTTTAAATATTTTCAAATTAGGATAATAACCTTCATTCATTTTGAAAATAGTTGTTACTTGATTATCAAATAAATTTTTCTTTAAACTTTCTTTTTTTGGTGTTCTCTTCTTCTTAGGATAAACACCTCTGAAATTAATTCTATCAGTTATTTTAGGATAATAAATCCAAATGAACTTATCATTTAATTCAAATTTTTCATATAAAATGTCTAGATTTAAATATACTCCTAAATCTGCATTACAAGTAATAGTGCTTACCTTATAATCAGTGAAAAATATATTATCTAGCATTTAATAACGTAATATATATAAAGAACTTAAATATTAAATCATTTTTTATTTAATATAAAAATAAAAATGATTATTATTATAATTAATGAACTTTATAATGAATTTTATAAATAGAATTATATCAATTGTGAAAGAAACTTTCTATTATTCAAATAGAGATCAATTTCAACCAATTAAGAAAGAACAAGAATATATTAATTTTAATGTTTATGATAAGACAATTATAATTAAAAATGATATTGTTTATGCTAATTACAATAATGATAATAATGATAATACAATAATTATTTTTAATAATAAAATTGATAATGATATTAATAAATCTTTAATAATTGAAAACGAAAATAATGATATTGTTTAAATAATAATCATATATAAAGATATTTAATTTATTAAAATTATTAAAATTATTATGATTAAAAATTTTCAAGGAATTCAATATCGTTTAGCACATAATTGGTTTCCTATTTTTGATATAAATGATTATAAAGATAAACCAATTAATTATCTAGAAATTGGATTATTGCATGGAGCAAATATCATATCAGTTGCTAATACTTACGGATTGCATAAAGATAGTAAATTATATGGTATAGATCCTTTTGAAGATTATAATGATTATCCTGAATATAAAAATAAACAAGAATCGAGTTATAATACATTTATGAATAATATTCAAATTTATGGAATTACGGATAAAGTAATATTCAATCGTGGATATTCAAATGTTGAATTATGTAAATTAGAAGATAATTTTTTTGATATTATTTATATCGATGGAAACCACGAAGCAGAATATGTTTTAGAAGATGCTGTTTTAAGTTTTAGAAAATTAAAGAAAAATGGTATTATTATATTTGATGATTATGACGATAGTTTTGAACATTTATCAAAAAAAGGTATAAATGCATTTTTATCTGCTTATAATAAAAGAATAACATTTTTAGGAGAAAGAGATTGTCAAGTATTTATCAGAAAAAATTAAATTATTTTTATAAGAGATTTATAAGTATTAATCATACATAAATTATAATATAAGTAATTTAATAAAAAAAAATGAAAATTGATATAAAATAATAGTATAAATATAATAATATAATAATGTCAGATTGTGAATTTGTTGAAGCACTCAATAAATTTATTTCATCATATCATAAAAAGATTGATAAAAAAGATTTTATCGAAGCTATTAAAACTGTTTATTCATCTAAGAAACAAACTAAGAAAAATGATAATTCGGACAAACCAAAAAGAGCACCAACTGAATATAATCTATTTATGTGTGCTGAAATGGAAAAACTTAAAAATGAAGGTATTCAATTAAATGGTAAGGAAAAAATGGAATTAATTGCCAAGAAATGGAAAGAACACAAAGAAGGCAAAGAAGAAGTTAAGAAAAAAGATGAAGAGATTAAAGAAGTTAAAAAAGATGTTAAGAAGGAAGAAGATGAAGAGATTGAAGAAGTTAAAGAAGAAGTTAAGAAGGAAGTGAAAAAGAAGGAAGGAAAGAAATAAATGAACAATTTTATTTTTGTATTAATTTTTTAAAATTTTAATAAAAAATGATATTTGTATTACTAATTTTTATCATACATTTAACTATGTCGTATCCTATCAATGAAGATCTTCTTAAGTCTATCAATGAGTTCATTGCTTCTCAATCATCAACGGTTGATAAGAAAGAATTGTTGGAAGTAATTAAGGATGTCTTTTCAAGGCACAAGAAGGGGAAGAAAGGCGACGCAGTTGAAAAGGTCAAGAGGAAACCCTCCGCATACAATATCTTTATGAAGAAAACTATGGAAGAACTTAAGGATAATGGAATGAATGCGAAGGATAAGATGAAGCGTGTTGCTGAGTTGTGGAAGGAGTTCAAGGCTTCTCCCCCAAAAGAGCAAGATGCAGAGGATGAGGAAGAATTCAAGGAAGTCGAAGAAGAGGTTGTTGAGGTTGATGAAAAACCAAAACAAACAGGAAAGGCTCCGAAGAAGACTTCTGGCACGAAGAAGAGCAAAGATGGAAGTGACGAAGATGAGAAGAAGGAAGAAGTCGCAGATGAGATTGCTAAGGTCGATGAGAAGCCGAAGGAAAAATACGGAAAGTGTCCGAGAAATGCTTTCGGTACAAAGAAGCCGGCAGCGAAGGCCAAGGCCAATGATGGAAAATAAATAACAATTTGCGAGTTGTTATTTATAAAAATAAAATGACAAATTAATTTTTGTCATTTATTTATTTTCTATTTGTTTTTTTATTTTCAGATAATTTAGTTAAATATGATGTATTTAATATTTCACTTGTACTATTAATAGAAATCATAGGTGGAATATTTAAAACATAAGTTTTATCTGGTTTTGTATGTGCTTCTCTAAATTCATCAATTGTCAAATTACCTCCAAACATCTTTAATAAATATTTACAAGGAGCAGGTCTAATAATATTATCAATCCCATATCTCTTTGCCAACATCTGTATCCAACTATTAATTTCCCAAACTTTATCACTACTTCCGTGAACTGAGAAATTATAAGCATTTGCACATTGTAATGAACAAAAGGAACCATAAACGAAATAAGTATCATTCAAATTATCATAATTTTGAGGCATTCCATAGATAATACCATCAATTGGATGACAACACCAGAAACAACAAGAATTATTTCTATTCTCACTTCTCGTCGTATTATAAATAGTTTGATATTCATTTTCACAAGAAATATTTTCAGCATCATTCATAAAATATGAATTTGATTCATAAGGTGTTGGAACTAATATCTTTTCATCTTTATTATCATTATTATTAATAATATTATTTATTTTAGATTGATTTAATGGCAATTGAATAATAATATCATCATTATCATCGCTCGTTTTTATCATTGTATCAATGATATTTTTTTTATTATTTTTTTTGACAGTCGTATTGTCTTGAACTGTTTTTTTGCGTGGCATATTAAATATAAATACATTTTATTCTTAAATAAAATAATTTTTCACATAATCTAAAATATAAATAAAATCTTTTTTCATTTTAACATCAATTGTTTCAGTTTTAATTTCATTAGTTTGAGGATTTGAATTAGAAGGAGAAGGAGTAATAGAACAAGAATTATTAATATTTGATATTTGCAATTGAAGGTCTTTAATTACATTTATAAGATAATACATAAATATTATCATAACAATTATAATGATAAAATAAATAATATCCATAGCTATTTATAATAATTAAATTAATTTTGAAATTTTAGTCCAACAGTTCCTGAATTAAATGATAAAATATTATATTGAATTATATAAACATTATAAATAATATTATTTTTACTATCACTATTTATATTTTTTTTAAATTTATCATAAATACTATCAATAAAATTAATTGGATATTTATTTAAATTTAAATATAATTTTGTTGTAACTGATGATGAATTGTATGAACCACTTGGAAACCATTTTTCAGGATATAGAGAATATGAATATGAAAAAATACCTTGTTTAGGTATGCAAGAATGATATTGATAAGGTTGAATAATATTATAAAAGACTGCGTCTTTATCTTCAACACGTGAATTTACATATCCATTATCCCATTTAATAGATGCATTTTTTAAAATTGAACTTTCGCTATTATAAGGAATTGAATAAGAATAATTAAAATAATCGTTAAAATTATCAACAGCGTCTTTCCTTTTTAATGTCCAAATAATTTCTTTTGTTTGTAAATGAGATTTTATATCAATCATTCGATTTGCAGTAGTTCCACCATTTATAATATTATTTGTGCAAATCATCGTTTCAAATAAATATTCATTTACAGATGAATCTATTAATAATTTTCTCTCATATGTATCTAATACTATGTATGTTGCTTCTACATATGCATAAAAATTATTATTACTAATAAAATTATTAATTGAAATATTTTCATCATGAATTTCATTATAATGAAATGGACTTATATTCATATTATAAATAGGAGAATAGACTGTATACAAATTTTCAATATTTTCAAATTCTATTTTTAATGTTATATTCTTATTACTTAATTTAATTAATGGTAAAGCTAAGGAAGGATGTTTAGAATACCAAAATGGAAGAGGAATAACAATTTCTCTTTTAGCTATTGATGGTTTTTCAGAATTACTTTTATCTGAAGAAGGATAATCATAATCACTTATAATATTATTTTCAATTCTCATAGTTGTTTCTGCTCTTCTAGGATTAGTAAGAGCATCGACATTACCAGTCATATTATTAAAACTTTCTTTATTAGTTGATGTTAATTCATTCCATACAAATAACCATTCACCATTTATATTTTCAATTAAACTATTATCAATTCTAATAGATGCATTTTTTATAATCATACATCCAATATTATCAATCCATTTAAATTTATATTGATTACTTGAATAAACATTTGGTAATTCAAAAACTAAACAAGTATTAGATAATAAATCATTATCAGATTTATCTCCATCTAATTTAATTGTATAGTCGCCGCCATTATGCATATCATTTAACATAGAAGGTGCATTTACAAAATAATGTTTTATATTTTCCATTGCAAAATTCGTATGTTTTTTATAGGCATAATTAAAAAAACTAATTTTAGGATTATCAAATAAGATATTATTAAATTGTCCAGATAATAATAATTGTAATAATCCTGCACCCATATTATTATAAATATTTATAATAATTTCTTTAAATTGGTTTTGATAAATCTTTGGTAGGATAATAAATATATTTAGCTGTATAATCATAATTGGTTAATTCCATACTTCCATCAATTTTAGCAAGATAAGTATTATAACCTTTTCTATATAAACTATTAATTTCCGCTGTTGTAATTGCATAATTAAAATAAGTAAAGTCAGCAATTTGTAAAGGTGCTATGTTAGTTAAATTATCAGATAAAGTAACAGTTCTAGTAGTTTCATTTAGATATGTGTCTTTATTAGCAGCATTTTTGCTTATATTATCATATTGACAAGGATTAATATTTAATTTACTATTATTATTTTTAATAACTCTTGATTTAAAATTATTATCAAATTGAGTACTTTCTATATTATTTGTATTTGCTAAGCGATCTTCTACTAACTCACCATTTAAATAAATTCTATAATTAGCTATATTATTATTAAAAACTTCTTCATTTGATGGATTTTCTTGGAAAATAATAGTAATCATATTAAATTTATCATTATAATAATCACTATTTATATCTTTAATTCCAAATTTATTGCTGCTTAAACCATCATTTATTTTCTTACTTGTTCCGCTACTAATTCTATTACCAGTAGAACTATCTATTAATGAAGCGCAAGTTAAAGGTTTAGCATTATTATTATAAGTTTCAGGAAAATTAATATTATTATATTCAACTAATAATTCTTTACCATCATTTCTTAATTTTACTAGTGGATTTTTTATTAAAATTTTCTTTTCTCCATTTTCAGCACATTCATAAGTTGTATTACTATATTTCATCGTTTTAATTTTTGAACCTTTAAAAAATAATATTATATAATCAGTATTATTAGTTAGATTAGAATTAATTTTACCATTATCTAAATGATAAAATAACCAAAAATTATATGTATATTCTGCTCCTCCATTTTGATTTTTTGAAGGATTAACATTTTTATATCCTAATATATTTTTATTATAAGTTTCAATTTGAACTTCTTTATCACTAAATTCAAATCTTCCAGTAAAAATAGGCACTATTTTCTTATTACCATACATAATTAAATCATTAATTTTTTTTACATATTCCTTATTATAAACAGAATAAGCAATAAATGCCATAATAAAAACTAAAAATAATGATAATATGCCTTGTATTATAATATTTAACATTTCTAATTTATAGACATATTATAATTTATATATGGGATTGCGGACACCATACATACCTATACCTAAATATGCTAAAAATCCATTTACTGGTCCTTGGCGATAAATATTACTTACATCGCTTTGATTTAATTCATAATTATAGCAGGTAAAATTACTTATAAGACCACTAAAACCAGGTCCATTTTTAGTATTTGCATTTTCACCACCTACTAACAAATATTTACTTTTTGTTAAATCAATACTATCATAGTTTTTAGCATCTTCTTTATTTCTTCCAACTTTAACTAAGTCTGCATCTACATATGCATACATACTAGTTGTAAATGTATCAGAATTTACAACTATCGCAACATGCACCCACCGTTGCAAAGGTATATAATCAATTTTAATTCCACTTTGCATATATTTTCCTATACTACCGCCACCAATACTAGTAAATGCTAAATTTGATCCTCCTAAATCATTAACAGTATTTTTATCATAAAAGCGACAATATAATGAATTATTAGTTTTATCTAAGAATATATGCGGAGAAGCATTAAAATATGCAGATGCAGAAGTATCAGAATAATTGCTCATATCAGAAACTGCTGCTACTGTTTTATAAGTTCCATAATTTTTATTTATATCATATATATATATCCAAAAACTATAAGAACGACGTCTGCCATTACCCATTTTAGCAAAATTCGCTTCAAAACTAGATGCTTTATTACATAAAACAGGAACAGTAGTATCGTGAACAGTATTAGAAACTTTTAAGAATAAATAATTACCAATCATAGTATATAGGAAATAAATTGTTAATATACATAATAAAATCACAATGAATAAACCAATATAAATTAAATTATTTTCTTTTAAATTTTGATACATATCACCAAGTCCAGAAACGGCATTACTCATATTTTCAGTATATGACATTATTTTTTTATATAACTATCTATTATTAATAAATAAATTTTCTATTTATAATACTTAAATGATAATTTCCATTAAATTGATTATTAGGGATAATTAATTTATAAGTTTTTTTATTATTTTTCTTCTGCAATGATAAATAACTTAATAATTTTGTAAAATTATTTAAAGAATGGTCTTTATTATTCTTAGATTTAAAATTAAATAAAGGATAAATAAAACTTATGAAATAATTAATCGCAATTTCATTATTTGAATTCATCAATATATCAAAATGACAAAAATTATATATGAAATTTTTATAAAATTTATATTTAAGGGTTTTCAAACCATTCCTATTATTCAATTCAATAATTAGATTTTCGTGAAATTTTAATGGAATAATCCACAAATCTTTATGAATAATCTTATAGAAATTATTGCGATTATAATTATTTGAATAAAGTTCTGTTATATTAAAGGTCTCATCAACATTATCATAATATAAATTATTAACAACTTCAATGCATTTTTTAATATTAAAATTTGTTTTATTAGCGATTTCACTACTTTCTTTTAAGGTTATATCATTTTTATAATTTAATAATATTTGATGAATATTATTATAAGATTGATTTTGTAATTCATAAAAAATACAGCATTTCTTTATCTCTCCTAATTTTAAATTATTATTAATTATACAAATAATAGGGATATGTTTATGAGCGGTATTTAAAAAATTTAATAAATTTATATTAATGGTACTATCAAACGATAATAGCGTCTCAATCTCATCAATTATTATTATTTTTTTCTGTGTATTATTAGTCAGTTGTTGAATTAACGAAGAAACGAAAGATTTATATAATAAATCAGTGAATTGTTTTGAATTACAGCAATTATTACTATTAATATTAATCATAAATAAATCAAGTTCATTACAAATCTTATTAATAAGATAAGTTTTTCCAATTCCACTTCTGCCTTTTATAAAAAGACAGGAATTATAACTTAATTTATTCTGCGGTTTTTGTATCCAATTTTTAATATAATTAATATCATTTTCATAATTATTTAAATTCATAATGATAATTAAATTAATATTATTTTTATAACAAGCACAATAAAATAAGATAATAATGCTAAAACAGGATAAACAATATCTAATGTTAATAGCGACTTTGAATTATAAGTTTTAAAATTACCATTAATATCAAACATAAAAGACGGTTTAAATAAAAATATCAATAACAATAATGATATATACAATAATATAGCAAATATTAACATCTTCTATAAATTAAATATAATTTATATTATAATAGATGTTGTATAAATTATTAGTTATAATAATATTATTAATATTATTCTACTTGGTTATGAGTAATAATATTGAGACATTTGTGGATGTTTATGATAATAAAAATAAAAATAATGAAAATAATAATTCATTAAGTGATAATAGCGATGATGATAATTATATTGATTTAGAAACTATAAAGAAATATACAAATAAAAACGAATATTCAATGAAAAGATTTGATGTAATTAATTCTTCAATACCTTATGATATTGTTTTAAAGAATGATAAAAATAAATTATATGATTATGGAAATGATGAAATAAATGAGAAGTTAAATAAGATTTGTGAAATTGATCATATTAAGATAATTAAGATGGTTGAGGGGATTAAGTGGAGTAAATGGTATAAACCAAATACTTATTTAAATGACTATTATAATAAATTCATATTATTTTTTATGGATATTATTCAAGATGAAATATTTGATTTACCTGATTATCAAAAAGATAAATATGAAATTTATCAACATAAATTTATGAAATATAAATTTAATAAGAATGCTAGAACAACAATTTTATTAAATGTTGAATTAGTAATATATAGAAATAATAGACCTCTTGCGAAACATTTGAAAGTCTTAGTAATAACTAATGGAATTTATTATAATATTATTTTAGCAAAAGTTATAGGAGTAATTAGAGAATGTGATTTAAATAAAAATAAAAAAATAGATACTTATAATAATATTGAAAATAGTAATTTATATGAATATAAAATTAATGATGATTATGATGAAAGATATGTATCTAAATTTAAATTAAATCATGATATGAATAGTTTCATTTTTGATACAAATGAGAAATTGGAACATTCTAGAATTGAATATAATATGTATAATAAATTATTTAAGGATTTATAAATAATAATATTATATTATTATAATTAGAAAAATGTCATTCACATATGAATTTATTGTTAAACTCGAATTTAATGAAGAAGTAGAAAAAAAAACAGAAGAACTTACAAAAGCCAATAATTATCTCAGTTATGGAATGAAAAGTTGGCTAGACACTACTTCAACAGTTGATGAAAATGTTAAAGTTCGCGAAATTGTCTTTTTATCTCAATATAATATTTATAATAATATCCTTCAATATTTCTCAACTGATAATATTATTAGTATTGATGCTTATACCAAATTCCCCCTTGTTGTTTAATAATTAAATAATTTATTTCTTTTTATTAAATTTTTGCCAATCAGCATTAATTTCTTTCAAATAAGCAATAATATCATTCGAATTCTCAATTAAAAACTCTTTGAAAATATCTTCATTTGTTTGTTTATCGAGGGTTATGCGAACAATCATTAATTGTTTTAAGGGATGCGGACAGATATAACCGATGTAAGTACATTCAATTCCTTTAAATTTATCACTAGCACGAATATATTTATTATGTAAAACTGATTGAATTACATTTCCAAGAGTGTCATCTTCATTATTAATATGAAAATTTACTGAAAAGGGATTATTGGGAATTGGTTCGATCATAATTTCATTATTATTAATATTATCAATTAATTTTTCTAATTTATTAATTAAAATTTGAATAGCTTTCGAGAATAAATATTTATAAGATAATTTATTAACACTCTCAATTTCAAATTTAATTAAAGTAGGATCTCCATATTCATTTCTATGATAAGAACGATGTTTATCTAAAATATTATCTTTTGTCGAAGCTTCATCATTATTCTCAATGAAATAGAAATTAGCGAGAGAAACAGCGGAGAATGATGCATTTAATTTTGCAGTTCTTTTAATTGCAGTTGCTTTGAAATGTAATTCTTCATTTGGTCTCAGTCGAGTAATTAGAATGTTTTCCTTTGTAGTTGGATTTTGTGGGAATAATTCTTTTAATTCAGCTTTAGACAAATCTTTATTTTTATAAGAACCATTAATATCTGCTGTGGTGATATTAATAGTTGTTGAATTAGTATTATTAGCATTCAATTCAAATTTATAGTCATCGTCTTCATAATCATCAGTTATTTTCTCATCGACATTAATGGGAATTAATCCAATTCTATGTTTCATAAATTCATTATGGAGAGGACCTGTATTCATAATCATTTCAATACTTGATTCTTCTTCTCCATAAAAACCAACAACAGGAATTTCAGTTAAAATAATTCTTCGAATACCATTGATAATAGATAAGTCTAAATTATCAATATCAAATGAATGTTTTTGCGAATAATTGTCATAACTATAATTTTTAAACATTACTTATTTAAAATAAATAATATTAATTTTATGTCAATTTTTATTATATTAATTTATTATTATTTTAATAAATGATATTATTTTATAGTAATAGTTGTCGTCATTGCAATGTTCTATTAGAAACAATTAAGAAACACGATACAAAGAAAACTATAAAATTAGTTGTTATTGATAGTATTGTCAATAAAATTTCGCATAAAATTAAAGCAGTCCCTGCACTGATGTTCATAGATACGAAGGAAATAATTTATGGAAAAGCAGTATTTGACTTTTTATTATTACCTAATAGAGGTTATTTGTTCACAAGTAATAGCACAAGAGAAAAACCTGATAATAAACAAAATCCAAATTTAAATCCTAATTCAGGTAATAATGAACCAAAAGAAATTGAACCAATGTCTTTCTCATTAGGTTCTATAAGTAGTGAGAGTTTTACAGATATTACTGATGATGATATTAATTCATTAAATTTAAATGAAGATAAGATTTATAAATGGGGTTTAATTGATGAAAATTCACCACCATCTCAACCAATAAATACAAATATAGATAATTCTAATGATAATGATAGTTCCTCTAAAAAGAATTTGCCATCAATAGATGAATTACAAAAACAGCGCGATTTATTGTTTAAATAATAAATAAAAAGATTTAAGGATATTTAAATATCTTTAAATATAAATAATAATGGCATCAGCAACATTAAAACCTACTTATATATTCAATCAATATTATATCGATCTTTTAAAGAAAATTAAAAATATTGCTAAGAAACATAGAAATCAAAGTCAGACAGCGAAGAAAGTTCTTAAATCAGTAAAAGATAATTATCAAACTTATGATAAGACGAGTGAGGAATATCTAGAATGTTTTAAGACTAATTGTAATGATGATTATTGGTCTTCTTATATAAATCTTGAAGAAGATAAATATAATGAATGGTTAAAAGACGATAAGAATTTAACAGTAGAAATTTATAAAAATATTACATTAAAAGATGTTTCAAAACTTCTAAGAAATAATTATATGGTTCATCATTATTTAACTGTTTTTTTCATTTATACTAATGAAATGAAAGAAGAAGATATTAGCAAGATATTAAAATTTCTTCAAGAAAAAGAAGAAGTTGATCTCGATGATGAAGCTAATAAAATAGAAAATGAGAATGTTTCTAAAATACTCAAACGATTTCTAAAAGAAAAGAGAAAACACGATGAAGAAAATAAGGATAAGGAAGATGAGGATATGCCAGGAATGGATAGTCTCAAAGATACTACTATTGGAAAAATAGCAAAAGAAATAATTGATGATATAGATCTTACAAAAATAAAACAAAGTATCAATGAAGAGGGAGACATTTTCAAGGCTATTTCTAAACCAGATAGTGGATTTGGTGAATTATTCACGAATGTCAGTCAAAAGATGTCGAATAAGATTTCAAGTGGTGAATTATCCCAAGAAGCTATTTTCAAGGATGCTATGAAATTCGCATCTCTACTCCCAGGAATGCTTGGAAATGGAAATGGTGGTGGAGCAGCAGCAGGTTCTGGTGGAGGTTCCAATGGTGGTTTTGATATGGAAGCAATGATGAGTATGATGAGTATGATGAATAGTATGGGAGGTGGAGGTGGAGGAGGAATGGGAGGAGGTGGAGGAGGAAAGAGAGCGAGAACAGGAGTAAATAATCAGGCATTAAAGAATTTAATGAAGAAACAACAACTGAAACAAAAATTAAATAATAAATAATTATATTTATAGAATGATGAATATTAATTTTAATCTTAAACCTTTGATTAATATGACTTTCAAAGATAAAATAATATCAATAATTAATTTTATAATATTTGTAGCATTAGTTTTATCTTTAATATTTAAAAATATTATATATATCTTAATAGCATTAATAATTATAATTTTATTATTTTATGTATATTTATATGAAGATAATTTAAGAATAAAAAATAATAAGATTTTAAATGATCATAATTTAGAATTTTATGATAATAAAATTTGTGTTAAACCAACTCTTGAAAATCCTTTTATGAACCCTTCAATAATTGATTACAAAAATAATAATAATAATATCAAAAGTTGCTCTTACATCACTAATGATATAGTTAATGATAATGTTGATACTTATTTTAAACAAAATGTTTATAAAGATATTAATGATATTTATCAAAAGAATTTTTCTGAAAGACAATTCTATACAGTTCCTGCAACTACTATTCCAAATGATAGAGAAAGTTATGAGAAGTGGTTATATGGACGACCAAAAACCTGCAAGGAGAATAATGGCGAACAATGCTCAATTAATATTGGTATTTAATGATAATAATCATAACTTACTCATTCTTCTTGTAATTCTTGAATTTTTATTTATTTTTTTATCTAAGTCAAAGTTAATATTCTTAACTTTAATTAAATCATTTGTTTTTGTATCATAAATATCAATTTCGAATATTAATGAATTGTAATTGATTGTATTTAATTTAATTAAATTATTAATATAAATATAATCATATAAATCATAAATTGTTTTAAATTTTATTTCATTTTTATTTTGATTATTATTGAAAAATTTTACAAATAATTCTTCATTTCTTTGAGAATAGTTTCTAAAACCTAATTTATAATAAATGGAATTAGTAGAACACGAATAATCACTACAATCATCTAATTTAATTTCTTTGATAAAATAAGAATTATGAATATTTTCAATTATAAATCTAATTGAGAATAATATTAATAATGTTCCATAACCTTTTCCTTTATAATTATTGAAAACATTCAAATATGAAATATAAATCTTATTTGTTTGATTATAATAAATGAAATTAATATAACCGATGCAATTATTATTAATAACATCTCTAAGTTTGATCGTATAATACAACATTATTTTACTTAATCATTTAATAATTATTATTAAAAATCATTTTTTATTTTATTATTAATAATAAGAATAATGGAATATAAAATTGATTATTATGATAAACAAAATAATTTTTGTTCCGATAGTTGTTGGCAGCAAAATAAAAATATTGGTAATCAAAAAATAAGTGATTATCAAACTTATTCAACACAATACATCCCATGTGAAGAACCAAAAGTGCGATTACCTGAATATATATATGATCACGTTAATTTAAGAGGACGACCGGGCTATGGTTTAGTCGAACCTTGTCTTGTTGATGAATATAATAATTTAATTGGTAATAAGGAGGTTTTAACAAGAGATAAATGCAAAATTCAATTATTCACAAGATTATTTAAAGATTGTCCAATGCTTCGAGGACAAAATGGCGATATTGATAGTGAATTAGATATAATGACAGGTGCAAATACATCATTATTTGATAATAATTCTTTTAATTGTAAGAAAACAATTATGGAACAACAAATAAATCAACCAATACCTTTAATAGATTGTATGAAGGATATTCAAAATCCTAATCATATAGTTCCAATATGGACAAATGGCGGAGAAAATTCAAGAAATTATATTACTTGTAGAAATTCTAGAAAATAATTTAAATTTTTATAATTATATTATATAGAATTAATATGAGTTTCAATAGAACTATTTATGATGATTGCACATACAAAGTTAATTTAAAATCAAATGTAGATACATTAGGGTATATATTATCTCCTTGTCGTTTTGAAAATAATAATAAATGTTTTCATCAATTTGGATTTGTAGGAGGAACTGCTGTTTCACACATTAAAGGTAATTTAGTTGATTTAGATAGTGAATTACGAGGACAGACACGAATAATTTCTAAATGTCCTGCTTCCTTATATACTCCAAATGATGAAGATTTTATAACAAATGATAAGACTGAACCGATTGAGAAGTCAAAATTACATCTTCCATCTTGTCAATCAATTATGTATCGTTCGGTTCCGCTTTCGCCACCATTAAAAATAAATAATTGTTAATAATAGAATTATAAATGAGTATTCCAAATGATACAAGATTAAATTATGATAATTCATCTTATCAAGAAAAAATAGAAAGATCTTTAAGACCTGGTTTATATCAATTAACACAACCTTATAACGATTGTACTGATTGTGCAACAACTATTCCAAATGACCCTTATTTAAGATATCAAAGTTATGGACCAAATACTTGCACGATGAAAACAGCTATAAATGATTTAAATGAATTAAATGGATTAAATTATAGAAATTCTAAATGTAATAAAGATGCTTATCAACCAGATACTTATACTAGCACTGGATGTAAAACAAAAACAAATTTAGAAATTCGGAAATGTGCCAAACCAACTGAATCATCAAGAATTTCAAATCCTCCTTGCACTCTAAAAGAGACAGGAATAAATCGTTATGATCCATTATTATGGAACCCACAAGAAAAAGCTCTTGAAGTTTTTGACAGAATTCCTGTTAATTATAGAATGGTTGCTAAGGATAATCATGTCCCATTATTAGAAGTTCCACAAGATCCTAATTTATTTAAACCAATATCTGTGAATAATACTAATAATACAAACACATCTCTAAAACAATGGCAAGAAATGAATAAAAATAATTTGAAATATTCTCCTGGTTACCCATATGGACAACCAAATTATCAATTATCTTGCAAACAACAAATAAATAGTTATTAATACTTAAAGACAATTTTATTTTTTTTATTAATATGAATATTATTTATATTTCTGTTTATGCTGGATTAGGAAATCAACTTTTTATGATTTTTGCAGGGATGTCATATGCAATTGATAATGGGTTTAATTATATGTTTTATTCTTTAAATCGACCGGTTTGCATAACTGATAGAGGTCATTTTTGGAATAATTTATTTGAAAGAATTAAAGATAAAGTTCTACCTGAATATGATGATAGTTTTCCACAATATGAAGACAAATATTTTCATTATGTAAAAATACCATCTTTAAATTATGATTTCAATCTCAGAGGATATTTTCAATCTTATAAATATTTTGAACATAATTATGAACAAATTATGGAAACTTTAAAATTATATGATAAAATTAATGATGTTAAAAATAAGTACAATCATTATTTTAAGAAAAAAACAATAGGAATTCATTTTAGAATAGGTGATTTTATTAAGGTTGATTATAGTAGACCGGGATTAGATTTATTATTAAAACCATCTTATTATCATAATGCTTTATCTTATTTGGAAACTATTTTTGATATTAATGATTATGATATTTTATATTTTGCCGAAAATTTAAATCATGATAAAATTATGATAAATGTTTATATTGAAAACATTAATAAAAATAGAAATTATAATTTTATAAAAGTTTCTGATGATATACCTACTCATGAACAATTATTATTGATGTCATTATGTGATAATCTCATTATTGCAAATTCTACTTTCTCTTGGTTTGGTGCATATTTAAATATAAATAAGAATAAAAAAATAATATATCCTTCAAAATGGTTAGGTAATGATACAGAATATAATAATATGAATGATTTGTTTCCTAAAGATTGGATAGAAATTTCAAGAACATAAAAAAAAATTTAAAAATTATTAAAAAACTTAAATAATGGTACTGATAATGTTTCATTTTTATTCGAATTAATAATAATATTTTTATAGATATATGAAAATATGAAATTATTAATTTTTTTATTATGTTTATAACTCAATTTCGTAAAATTATGATAAACATTCTTATTTAGTCTAATATCAATATCTAGGAAGGTGCTATTATAATTAATAGGAGTTGATTTTATTTTTATTAGATATTTATATTTGAAAATATCAAATGAAATTAAATAATTATATTTATCTTTCATAAGATATTTAACTTTGTTTTTTGAATCGAATGTATAACAAACACTCTTATTATTATTATAATAATTAATTGATTTGAAGAGATGTTCGGGATAAGATCTTTCCAGATATTTATTAATATTTAAAATGTTCCCTGCAACGTGTGAATAATGCTTATTGACATTAATAGAGAATGAATAAGAATTATATGCCATTGCTGATAATAATATTATCAATGTCTTAATAAAAAAATTCATATAATTATTTATTTAATTTGAAAAAATCTTTATATCTTTTATTTCATAACTAATAATTTCAAATTAGAAATTTCTTTTAATATCTTATTGAAAATAATAATAATGATAATTACGTAAAATTCCTTAGTAATACCAATTATTATTGTAATGATTGCAATAATAACAATTGAAATTTCTTTTGTAATTTGAATAGAATTCTTAATAAATTCATCTTTTCTATTTAATTTCATTCTTTCATTCAAATTAAACTTAGGACTATTCAATTTACAATTATTATTGACATTCAAATTCATATTACTTTCAATTAATGAAATTGAAAATGATAATAATAAGATTGAAATCAGATATTTATTCATTGTTTTTTTATAATTAATTATTATTAAATCAAATAATCAATTTTTTTATTAAATTATTTATAGTAAGTTATAATTAAATCTTATGTTAAATAGAAATCGTTCTTTTTTAAGAATAAGAAAATCGAGATCAAGAAAATTTAAATAATAATAATATTATTCTTAATTTATAGAAAGATAATGGATGACAAACAATTATTAGATTTAAGAAAAATATTAAATTGTGAAATATTGAAAGTATATTCGACTTATTTAAGTGATAATAATATTAAATCAATTACAGTCGAAGAAAAATATTTAGAATATTTAGAAAGAAATGATTTACTTACAAATTATGATAATATTGTGAGACAATTAGAATTTTACTATTCTAATCAATTTTATGATAAAATAGAGAAATTGATATTAATGATTAACATTGATAAAGATTTTATTACGGATGAAAATAGATATGATATTACATATATAACTGAAATAAATAATACTTTAAAATTAATTAAAGAAAATTATCAAATAGTATCAAATGATAAAAAACTATTTTCAAAGAATGTAAAAGAATTGGAAGAAAAAATTCAAAAAGAAAAATCAATAATAAATGATCTAATAAAAAATACCTCAAATAAACTAGAATTAATTCCAATTATGGGGAGAAAATTAATAGAGAATAAAGCAGATGATGAAGAACCTAAAACAAAAACAGAAAAAGAAAGAAGAGAATTATTTGTAAAAATAACATCAAATGCTGTTTTTTTAAAAAAATTTAAAGAATTATTACAAAATAGATATGATAAATTGAATGAAATTAATAGAACTAAATTAGAAAAATTTATTGAATTGATTAATGATAATGATGAATATGAAAAACATAGAAATGAATCAAAAAGAATTATAGAATTGGCAGAATTACTAATCGAAACTTTAAAACATTTAATAATAATATTAGGTATTTTTAGAGATATTAATAACAGCGAAATTAAAGATTTCATAATAGATATTATGATTGAATCATTTGCTAATTTTGAGAATGGTGTTGGCACAATTATAACAGATGATCATGAAACAAAAATTCAAAAATTTTTTTTGAAACAAATTAAAGAAAAATTTGATGAAAGTTATTATGAAAAATATTTCGAAGAAATAAGTAGAAAAAATAGACCTGATTCAACTGAAAGATTAAAAGAAGCAATAGAAGAATTATTAAGTAACGCTAACTCAAATATTGCTAATAAAAGAATAATAGAAAGAAAACTAAATAAAATAAGAGATATTATTCAAAAACTTTATTATACTGATAGTGATGAATTAAAAAGAGAAAATGAAGAATATAAAAATAATAAAAAAGAAAAATTAGAAGAAATAAAGAAAATTCTTGAAAGAATTCCAAAATTACAACTTACACCTAATATAAGGAAGAAAGACATTTTAGGGAAAGTTATTGATATTAAATTTGATGAAGGTGATTTTGAAGCAGGATATTTAAATTATTCTTGTAAAAATGATAATATAAAATATAAAAAATTTATAAATAAAATTAAAAACAAATTATTGAAAAGTAATATTAAAGAAGGATTTAAAGACAAATTAAAAACAAATTATGAAAATTTAAAAATTAAATATGGATTAATATTCAATAGAGATAATCCTTTAGAAGATAAACATATTGAAAGTGTTAAAAATTATGTTGGTAATTCTATAACGTCATTATTTGTTCGTTATATGCTTTTTGGAGGAGATATGAAATTTATTGATACAAAAGATTATTTTGTTATAAATTATACATTAAATAAAGATGCAACTGATAATTTTATTCAAGAGCGACAAGATGGAATTGATGTTGGAGGATTGAGAAGAGATTTTATAACTTCATTAACAACTGAATTATTTGAGAAAAAGATTTTCATTACGAGTGATGGAACTTTCAAATATTCATTAAATCCTGAATTTGAACCAGATGAATTTATGAAATATATAATTAAATTTGAATTAAGATTAGATGATAATTATTTCCAAACTAAGTTTATAATTGATTTTTATAAATTTTTAGGACAATTAATATTATTCGTATTAGTGAATGATTGTGGATTAGATAAACATCTGTCATCATATTTATTAGCATCATTTTGTTCATTTAATGAAAGAATTAATGATTATGATTATATCTCATTTATGATTAATGATTTTCCAGAAGAATTTAAACATTTATGTTTTTTATTAGAAAATCCAAGAACAGTTAAAGATGTTTTAGGATTTAATTTCAATGATTTTTATTTATTAAATGATGTTGAAATTGATGATTGTGATTGTTCTCTTGATATTGAAGAATTAGATAAAAAAAATAAACAATGTAAATTATTTTGTATAACTTCTGATAATATTGATACTTACATCAAAAAAATTGCTAAATTTATGATGACAAAAACAATTTTGAGAAAAAATATTGAAATAAGTCCAGATAAAGATTATAAAAAAATTTGTGAAAGAGGGCAAAGAATAACATCATTATTTATTTCAGGTATTCCAAAAGATATAATATTAGATTTGAAAAGAAATAATTTTTGTCCATGGGTTATAAATTCATATTTAAAAAATCCTGATATGAGTATAGAAATTATTAATAAATTAACTTTAAATTTTACTACAACTATGAATTCAGAACCTAATTATCAAAGTAATAAAGATTTAGAAAAATTAACAGTAATATTTAATTTATATGTATTAAGAAATTTGAAAGGTTTTCATAGAGATAAAGAAAGTTATTATAAATTCTTAATTGATTTATTGAAATTTTGGTCTGGATCATCATTTTATAAAGATAATCAAAAATATAAAATTCAAATTGATCCTAATTTAAGCGAAGACCATTTGCCTCATTCTCATACTTGTTTCTTCACAATAGATCTTCCAAAATATAGAGGAAATAATTATGATGAAATTGGAAGAAAGATGTTTGATAAGGTAAATATGGCAATTTCAAATGTAGAAGCAGGAATTGGATACGCTGGAGGAAGAAGAAGTTCTAAAAAATAGAAAACTTAAATATAAATAAAGATTATTTTTTATAATAATAATTATCTATAATAATGGAAAATATAGCAGAGTTAATGTATGAATATAAAATTAAACATTCAAAATTACCAAAACCAGAACCAGAACCAAAACTAAAAATAAATGAAGCTAATGAAAAAGAGTTATAATTTCAATTATTTTTATTTTTTATTTTTTATTTAGATATTATAGAATAAGTATAAATAATGCCAGTTGAAACGAGAGCTCAAGTAGCAAGAAGACTTGCAGCAGAAGCAGCAGCTGCAGCATCTGGAAATGCTTCTCCTCGATTAGTAAATACAGATCCATTTAGAACACAAAGAGTTGGAGAAAATACACTGCAATATCATATTGAACGTACTAGATATGAAAGGGAAAGAATTAGATCAGCACAAGAATTAGGAATTACACTTCCTAGATCACAACCTAATCCTATTAATATAAGTGATGAAACATTAAGAAATGTCAAAGAGATTTTAGAAGAAAATGTTGCAAGTCTATATTCATCATCAGGTGTAATAAATAATGATATTTATAATATTCTTACTCCTATAGAATTGGAATATTTAAGAAATGATACAATTTTAAGTAATTATTTCTTAAGAAATTTTGAATTTATTTATACAATTGATATGGTTGATAATTTTAATTCATTACTAACTTTAATAGACATTGACAAAGATAATATAACTGATACTAATCGACCAGATATTGCTTATTATTATGAAATTAATAAGATTTTAAGTCAAATAAGTAAGGATTTTACATTAATTTCTAATAGAGCAAATTCAACAAGATTAATTGTAAGAGACTTATTATTTAAATTATCAAATGAAAAACAAATATTAAATAATTTAATAAGAAGTTTAAATGTCAATATTCAAAGTCTCGAAGCAATTCAAACTATAATAATGGATCCTAATCGTAGAAGTATATTAAGAGATAGAAGAAGTTTAACCACAGAAGAACAAATAAGATTAGCATCTTTCCGCAATTTTAAGGGATTATTAGAAACAAGATTAAGAAAAATAAATGGAATAAGAGAAATTCAATTAAAAGAATTAATTAATAATGGAGAAGAATATGAAAATACTAGAATGTATTTAAAGCGAGTAATTAAAGCCGCATCTATATTAGGAACATCATTTTATAAATTATTCATAAATATTGGTATTTTACGTAATGTAAGAGATGTTGAATTAAAAAATTTAATAATTGATGATATGATGGATAGTATTGAATATTATATGAATACTATTAATCATGCAAATGACGCAGATGAAAATAATTATATAATTTCATTAGAATTACAAAATAATCATTTAGGAGATATTACTGATAATGGAATTAGTGGTTCTATTTTAACTGCCACTGATGTAGGAAATTATATACGAGATATTAGTTCATTTATTCGAAATCAACAATTAGATAGTAATTTAGAACAGGCACAACTTCGAGCAGCTGAAGAAAGATTAAGAATTATAAATATGAGCACAGATGATAGTCTTACAATTAATAGAAATAGAATAGCAAGAAGAAGAGCCAGAGCTGATGCATTATTAGCAGCAAGAGATCAAAGAGAAATACAAAGAGAAAATCGACGACGCGAAAGAGAAGCAAGACGACAAGCATTATTAGCAGAGAGACAAGCAAGAAGACAATCACGATCAACATCATTACCTGTGTCAAGAGCTCCACGAGCTGTGCGTGCACCTGTATCTATAAATATTGAATTTAAAAATGATGATTTTGAAAAAAATGATCAAGTTGAAGCAAGCTTTGAAAGGGATACTTCTACAATTCGCGAAGCTTCTTATCAACCGTTTTTAAATGAAATTAAGAGAAAATATGTAGATTTAAGATCAAATGTTAAAGCTAGTTCTAAGAAAACTTTAAATGATAATTATAAAAATCTTAAAGTTAAATATGCTACTATTTTTAATAGAGATGAACCAGTTAATTCATCAACTGGTATTCCAAGTATTAAAAATTATGTCGGCAATTCAATAGTGTCATTATTTGTGAGATATATGAATTTTGGTAAAGATATGAAATTTAATGATAATTCTCGTTATTATGTTACTAATCATACTTTAACAAGAGATGAAAGTAATGATTTTAGCGAACAACAACAGAGAGGTATTGATGCAGGTGGTTTAAGACGTGATTTTATGACATCTTTAACAAGTGAATTTTTTGATAAAAGAATTTTAATAAATAGAGATGGTACTGATAAATATTTCTTAAATCCCGAATTTGAACCAGATGATTTCATGAAATATATAATTAAAAAGAATATACGTTCTTCTAACGATGCATATTTTGATAATAGATTTATAGATGATTTTTATGAATTTTTAGGACAATTATTATTATTTGTATTAGTTAATGATTGTGGTTTAGATAAATATATATCATCCTATATAATTAAATCTTTTTGTTCTAATGATGAATTAGATGATGATGATTATGTTTCATTTATGATTAATGATTTCCCTGCAGAATTTACTGCAACTATAAAATCTATGGAAAAACCAGAAGAGATTGAATATTTTGGAACAGCATTTAATGATTATTATTTATTAGATGAAGATAGTAATGAAGGTGATGATCTAACTAGAGATAATATAATTGATTTTATAAGAAAAACTGCTAAATTTATGATGACTAAAACAATTTTAAGAAAAGATATTGAAATAAGACCTGGACAAGATTTCAAAAAAATATTTGAAAAAGGTGAAAAAATAAATACTTTATTAATTCAAGGTATTCCTACAGCAATTAGAGAGGAATTTAAAACTAATAATTTTTGTCCTACTGTTATAAATTCATATATAAAAACACCTGATATGAATAGAGAAATAATAGGGAAATTAATTACTAAATTTCAGGGAACTATGCCTACTGTTCATAATTATAGAGGAAATGCAGATTTACAAAGATTAGCAAAATTATTTAAAGAATATGTTCTTGAAGATAAAGGTAGAAAACATGCAAATGAAGAAAATTATTTCAAATTTATAATTAATTTATTAAAATTCTGGTCTGCATCATCATTTTATAAAGATGAAGGAAGATATAAAATTGCAATCAATGCTGGCTTAAGTAATACCCATTTACCATCATCACATACCTGTTTTTTCACAATTGATCTCCCCAATTATACTCAAATAAGCAGAAATGCAACTGATGAGGAAATTGGCAATTATCTTTTCAATAAGGTAGAAATTGCTATTTCTAATGTCGAAAGTGGCATAGGAAATGCTGGTGGTGGTTATAGAAGTTCATCGAGAAAAATTAGAAATACGAGACGATAAAATTCCTAATTTCTAAATAATTCATAAAACTTTCTTAATTCCATTATTTATATAAATTTTTATTTTTCTCATAAAATGTAATGAATAACATTTTTAGATTTTTTATATTATTTTTATAAGTTTCTTTCCAATATTTTGGTTCTGTAATTGAATATCCATTATCACACATAAAATCAATATAATATTTATATTTTTGAATTTTTTCTTCATATGGATTTGAATTATTTTCTATAAAAATCAATAATGAATCAGAAATATAATAAATAATATTATTATAAATTAAATCATCAAAAAATTTTTCCCATTCATTATTACCAATATGAACAATTGAATATTGATTTCTAATACTTGTTTTAATGATGAATTTATTATTATCATTATCAAATAATCTACTATAATAATAATAGAATGCATCATCTGGAAGTAATGATACTATTTTATCATAAATATCTCTATTTAAATGGGAAATATCAAAATTTATTTTTTTATTAGTTTTATCATATACAATTAAATTAACATTATTATTTTTATCGTGCTGTTTTTTAACTTTACAAATTTTTATATGATTTGATTTAGAACTTCTATTTGCTAATATTTTATGACAATAATGACATTCGAGAATATTAGAAACACCATTACAAATAATTAAATGTTTATTTAGATATTTATTAGATGATAATATTTTTGAACATTTAGGACATTTATTATTGTTATTATTATTATTATTGCTATTATTATTGTTATTGATATTGTTATTGAATACATTTGAGACATTTTTGAATACAAAATTTACCTGTTCAATTTTATGTTTTGTCTGCATATGACGTGTAAAATTATATTTTCTATTAGTTTCATATAAACACATTAAACATTTAAAATTATTAGATGTCATTTTTAGGTTCTATATAAAATTTTATTATTAGTTTTATATAAATTTATTATGTTAATTGAGCAAAGTGAGCAATAAATGTGTAAATTGACTTTTTTATATCTTTGAATTTTAAACATTTAAAAAAATAATTTTAAGAAATTACATAATATAATATAATTAAATCTTTCATCATATTTAAATTTTTTTTATATATCTTTCGCCAATACTCCTTATTTGGTGTAAAACATCCGTGTGTAAGCATTGTTTTGATATAATCATTATACTTTTGAATTTGTTCTTCCATATTCACTGGATTTCTATATTGATTTAAGAAATGCAATAGAGAATTTGCAAGACAAGTAATATAAATATTATAAATAAATTTATTATATAATTTATCACTTGTATTATTTATTCCAAATTTATGCTGAGAAAACTTATGAAATAATGATGTTTTTATATAATCTCTATTATTTTTATTTTCAAATATTTTTTTACAATAGAAATCAAATCCATTATGTGTTTCTCTTGTAACTAATTTATCAAACATATCTTTATTCAAATGAGACGTATCAAATCTGATTTCAATTGTTCTAAACATTTCTATTTCTGTTTTATATTCTTTATCATCTTCTTCTTCATTATTTTCTAATGATGGATGATTTATTTCTTGAATTTCTGCTTCTTTTTTCTTGCAAATTGTTAAATGTTTACTTAAATATTTATTAGTTGAAAATATCTTTAAACATTTAGGACATTTTCTATCATCATTAGAAATTGATGTCATTATTAAATAATATTATAACATTTATTTAAATAGGTAATTATAAATAAAAATCAAAATAAAAATTCTATATTATTTATAATAATGAGAATTGGAGATGATGAGATTAAAAGGATTATTGATAGAAAAAATATAAATATTACTTTTAATTCCAAATCATTGAACTGGGAACAAAAATCACAAATTAATCATTATAATAAACGGAACATCTATTTATTAGACAATTATTATTATTCTAAATTAGAAACTAAATATGAAATTGAACTAATAAATAAAATCAATTCTATTAATCTTATAAATCAAAATAATGAAATCATTGATGATTATAATAGAATTGATATAAAAATCTTTAAAATCTTATTATCATTATTCTTAGAAGTCAAAACCGATTTAAGGAACATTATTAAGAAGAATTATTCGATTAATATAATTATAAATGAGATAGAACAGAAGATTGAGAAAGAAAAGATAGTAATTGAAAAATTATTATCGTTCTTTCATAAAAATAATGAAGAATTGCAAATGAGATTAGAAGATTTGAATAAGATCAATAGAACTATTTTAAAGAATTTATTAAATAATGATCATTATTTCATTTATATTCGCGAATGTTTAATAAAATTATTAAATTCTTCATTAGTTTTAATAAATACTTGTATAATAATTATTATTAATTATGGTTTAATAAGATTTGAGGATATTCATAATAAAATTAAATTCATTCATTTCTTAGATTTGGAAATAAAGAATGCTCTTAATTTATATGAGAATGTTAAAGAAAGTGTTATTGATAATAATGATTATAAAAGAAATCTAAAAAATCAAAAATATTATTATTATTCAATTATAAATTCTATAAATAAAAATAATAATAATATCAGGATTTATTTATTAAATATAATAAGTAAAAATAATAATGAAATGATTAATAAAGAAGATTATTATCATTATTTAAAATCTATTAATAATGATATGAAAATTTCAGAGAAATTATTAAAATCGAAGAAAAACAAGAAACATAAGAGAAATAGTAATTATATGAATATTTTCAAAATTATGAATTTCAGAAAGAAGAAAATTAAAGAACTTTCAAATAGTGATAAATTATTAATTGACAGAAACAAAATCGGAATAAATGATATTTGATTATTTAAGTAGCAATTATAATATTATCATTTTTTGGTATTTGTTTATTTTTATAAATATAATCTTGAATGGCATTATAAATATCATATTGAGTTATTTCTTCGATATTTGAAATCTTCTTATATTCGATTTTATAAATATGAAATGTTTGCCCTTTCTTATAATTATCAGTTCCAAAGTAATCAACATAACTTAAAATAAGTCTTGTTGGATTATTTGCGATACTTAAATGAATATTACAACCACATAAGGAATTGAGACCTGAAATTGAATTCATTAATTTAATCTCATCACCGATGAAAACTTGATGAGGTTTATAATTCCCAATTGAACTCATATTAAGCCTCTTATTATAATATTCGTCTTTCATTTGTTTCTTCAAGAATTTATTAGAGATAGTAAAACAATTGCCCATTTATTTGAAAATGAATAAATACTATTTCATTTATAATTATCATTTTTTTATTTAAAGATAAGTTTTCATTATTCTTATATATTTTTCCTTAAATATGAAAATTGTAATAAATTATTCTTATTTTTACACCTTTGGACATTTAAAATGCCGATTATGACATTTAAAAATTCAAATTAGTAAAAATTTGGGTAGTACCAAGCGTGGACTTAGTATGAATTCATTTTTAATTTTTTTTTTACTAAGTAATGTATTATCTCACCGTTAGG